CGTCACTTCAAAAGTTAAATAATCACACCACAGCGATGATTGATTCATGGTCTACGTTTGTGAATGAAAACAAAGAACCATCACAATTTTTTAATCCTCATGTTCCTGCTTTTACACAACCAGGTATGGGTAGGAATAATAATATGGGAGAAGTCACTCGTGACGATTATATTAAGTACGCTTGGTTATTTGGTGCTAGATAGTATTTATATTAACAACTATTTGGTTAATTTATCAAGAAATGAGTACTCCCAAAAATAACACGGTTTGGCAAAGATTAAGTAGGGCTTTAGGTCCCAATGCTTTGTTAAATCAAGATTTTCCTGTATACAAGTTTGATAAGAAAGAAATTTTACGTACTCAGGACAAAGCCGAATACGAAAAAGAAAAACTTCAAGCACAACAATCGGCTTACTTATCAAATCAGTTTGCTAAGGTCGAAAGTAACCTGTATAACCAAGCGGTTTATTATGAACCAAACAGATTATCAGCATATTATGACTACGAGTCAATGGAGTATACTCCTGAGATATCAGCGGCTTTGGATATATATGCTGAAGAATCTACCACACCAAATGAAGATGGTTTCATCCTTCAAATTTATTCAGAGTCAAAAAGGATAAAATCCGTATTAGCCGATTTATTTAACAACGGTTTGGATATTAATACCAACTTACCGATGTGGACAAGAAACACGTGTAAGTATGGTGATAACTTTATTTATTTAAGATTAGATCCTGAAAAGGGTGTTGTTGGATGTCAACAACTCCCAAACATCGAAGTTGAACGTTATGAGACAGGTATGTCTTCTCATAATTTCAACATGAGTGGTCAACCACCAACAGGATCTGAAAACAAGGGTCTTAAGTTTACTTGGAAAGCCCAAAACATGGAATTCCAACCATGGGAAATTGGTCACTTTAGATTGTTAGGTGATGATAGAAGATTACCTTATGGTACATCTATGTTGGAAAAGTCACGTCGTATTTGGAAACAACTTTTGTTATCTGAGGACGCGATGTTGATTTACCGTACCTCAAGAGCACCTGAAAGACGTGTATTTAAAGTTTATGTTGGAAACATGAACGATGATGATGTGGAGGCTTATGTACAACGTGTTGCTAACAAGTTTAAACGAAATCAAATTGTAGACTCAAAAACTGGTAACGTAGATATGAGATTTAATCAAATGGCGGTTGATCAAGACTACTTTATTCCTGTTAGAGATCCATCACAACCATCTCCGATTGAAACTCTAGCTGGCGCTCAAAACTTATCCGAAATTGCCGATATTGAATATATTCAGAAGAAACTTGTTACTGCTCTTCGTATTCCTAAGGCTTTCTTAGGTTTTGAAGAAGTTGTTGGTGATGGTAAAACTTTGGCACTTATGGATATAAGATTTGCCAGAACTATCAACAGGATTCAAAAATCCATGTTACAAGAGCTGAACAAGATTGCGATTATTCACTTGTTCTTGTTGGGGTTCGAGGAGGAAATATCAAACTTTACTCTTGGACTAACAAATCCATCGACTCAGGCAGATCTTCTTAAAGTTGATATTTGGAAAGAAAAAATGCTTCTTTACAAAGACATGGTTTCCGACCCTGGTAATGGTATTCAAGCAACATCTTCAACATGGGCTAAGAAACACTTGTTTAATTGGTCTGACGAAGAAATCAGAACCGATCTACTTCAACAAAGAATGGAAAAGGCAATTGGTGAAGAACTCAAAAATACTGCTACTGTTATTGCTAAGACAGGTATATTTGATACTGTTGATAAGTTATATGGTACAAAACCTGGTGAAGTTCCCGCTGCAGCACCTGGTGAAACTACGGAGCCTGCGGGTGCGGAACTAGGAGGTTTAGGTGCCGAATTTGGTGCACCTGAAGGTCCTGAGTTGGGTGGTGCAGAAGCTGAGGGTGGTATACCACCAGCTGGTGAAATAACACCAGAATCCGTAAAACAAAAGGATATGAACATCTTAATTGAGAGTGACGCCTTCAGTTCTAAGTTTTTGGATTTAGGTGTTGCACAACAAAGTTTAGGTAAAATCGGTGAAGAATTAGATAAGTTGCTTAATTCGTAATATTTATTAGTGAATTAAACAATGCCAAAATGACCTTCGGACAGATCAAATCCATCTTAGAAAAGAATTTACTAGAATCTTATTCTAACCCAATAAACTTCAAAAAATCATTAAAGGAGTTCAAACATAATGTTTTGAACAATAAAAGTTTTTCTAAACTATACAGTCTTTATGATGATTTATCAACTCCTAAGGGGTTAAATGAAAGTGATGCTAAAGAATATTTGGAAGAGGGTTTGTCTCTTATTCGTTCGATTTTAGAGAACACTCAACTACCAAAAAAAGGGGAAATTTCAGAAAACAACTACAAAGATTTAGATAATTTAGTGTACCTAAATAACATCAATATTTCTGAGAGAATAAGTTCGAAAAAAAACATTTTAAGTGTATTGACATCAAACCCAACTTTGAATGAAACCACAATTTCCATTCCACTTAAATCTATGGTTTCTATTGCTAACCAAACGATTCAGAATTACTTGGGAGGTTTAGATGAAAATGTAAAAAAAGAAGTTTTTCATGTTTTAGCATCCAAAGGTGAAGACTTAGAAACCGAATACACAAATCTCAAAGAGAATACGATCAATAGTTTGAAAACAATAATGGAGTCTCAAGAAGATTCTGAAGTAAAAAACAAACTTACAGAAACTATTGATAAAATTACTTCAGAAAAATTTGATCAAGTAAATTTTGTTAGATTAAAACATTTAAACGATTCTATTCAACATCAGTCTTAAACTTTTGTACGTAGATTGCCTTATTCTTGTTTAATCTTTTTTTAACTGATTTTTTTACAAATTCCTTGCGTTGATTAAGGATTTTTGTTTGCTTAGTCCTTATAACCTTTCCTTTTAAGGTTTTTAACGCCTTTTCTATATTTGATTTTACTTCAACTACTAACATGTTTTATAAATATGTTTGGAGTATGGGGAATTTCATCTTATACTTTGTAAAAATAAACAGATGAAAAATCTGAAATATGAAAAAAGGTAAAACTGTTAAAATTAATACTTATCCATTACTCAAAACGACATACGGAACTGTAGACTCAAAAAAACTAAAATCTTTGTATGTTAACATACAAAGTTGGGTTCAACCCAAAGAAGAATACGAAAATTGGAATCGTATTGTAGGAAATTTATCAAGAGACATCAAACATTCGGTTTTGGAAAGTCTCGATTTGGGTTTGTATAAAAATCACTTCATTGTTGATTTGGATTTAAGAACTAGTGGAATTAATATTAACAAAAAATCGTTCATGAACTTGGAAATAAATCTTTTTACAAATACAGATATCGATTTCAAATCAAATATTATAAAAGACTCTGTAAAGGTTATTGTGAGAGAGATTTATAAAGAATGTGTCTTTAAAAACAAATATTTTATATTCACACCATCTAAATCTACATTATTAGAAGAAGTTATGTAATACCATAATATTTATCTTTTAAAAGACATTCATGAAAGATTATAGTATTTTGGGTGCGAGTCAAGTAGGTAAGGGTATTCTTATTGAAATGGACGCGGGTTACGTATCCCCATCAGATCCATTGAACATAAACATATTAAAAGAACAAAAAGAGATTGATTATAGAAATCCTTTTGAGTTTTATGCCGTTCTACAAAAGTATGGTGTACCCAACAGAAATGGTAGGGTATACCCTGAAAGAATTCTCAAAAGAGAGGCTGACAAGTACAAGACCATCATTAAAAAAGGTTTATCAACATCTGAGTTAAATCACCCCGAATCATCTTTAATTGATTTAGATAGAGTTGCTCATATGATTACGGATATTTGGTGGGATGGACACATCCTTATGGGTAAGTTAAAACTTTTAACTTCACCAGGTTTCCACGAAAGAGGCATTGTTTCAACAAAAGGTGACATTGCTGCTAACCTTATGAGACAAGGAGTTACAATGGGTGTTTCCTCAAGAGGAGTTGGATCCCTTAAAAAAGTTGGAGAACAAAATGAAGTTCAAGATGATTTTGAATTGATTTGTTTTGATTTAGTTTCTTCACCATCAACACCTGGTGCGTATTTGTTCGGTAGTCCTGATGAAAGAACAAAGTACGAAGAAAATCTTGAAGAAGAAAAAATAGTAAAGTCAAGTGGTACAAACATGGAGAAGTCTGTTGATTTAATGAAAAAATTAACCGATTATTTAAAACGTTAAAACTTATAAAACATGGATGAGAAATATTTTGTAGCTAAAGTTGTTTATGAACTTCCCGATGAAAATTCAGGTAGATTAAAAAAAATCAGAGAAGAAAAACTTGTTAAAGGTTTTTCAGTTACCGATGTCGAGGCAAAGGTCACAGAGAAATATCAAGGGTTTCAACATGATTGGAGAATCTTCTCAGTTGGGGAAAGTAAAATTGACGAAGTGATTGAATAAATTAAGAGTGGGGTTCCACTCTTTTTTTTTGGTTCATTTTTGGTGTTTTTCATTATAGAAACATCAAAAATGAACTTTTTTTGTTTACTGAACTATTTATAAGAAAAATAAATAACTTTTTGTATGCAAGATACTAAAAATTTAGTTGAAGAGGCTCTTATTCAAATGAAGAATGTTGAAGAAGTAATTGCCGAAAACGCAAAAGGAATACTTGCTTCTACTATGAAGGAAGAAATCAGTCAATTAGTAAAAGAATCTCTCTCTGAACAAGAAGATGAGGATGAGATTGAAATGGATACTGATATCGAAATGGATGACATGGAGATGGATGTTGATAACGACGAAATGGATTCAGATCTCGAAGATGATGAGGAAATGGACATGGATATGGACATGGAATTTGACGACGAGGAAGAAACTATCGATTTAACAAACGCATCAGACGAAGAAATTTTGAAAATTTTCAAAGCTATGGGTGAAGAGGACGGAATCATGGTTCAAAAGGATGGTGATAATGTTCACATCACTGACAGTGATGAAGACGTTGAGTACATTGTAAAAATGAACGAAGGCGAACAAGATGACATCGAAATGGAAATGGGTGAGCAGGAAGAGGAAGATATGGACATGGAAATGGACATGGAAGATGAAGACGCTGACCTTGATGCTGTTCTTGCTTCTCTAAACTTGGAAGGTGACTACATGGAAGAAGAGATGGAAGAAGGTGATGACGTTTACTATGAAATCGAGATGTCGGAAGAAGACGACATGGAAGAAGGTGAAATGGAAGAATCGGACATGATGGACGGGGAACACAACACTGAAGACTATGATTTGTCTGAAGCTAAGATGACTGTAAAACCTAAAGGCGTTGGCATGGGAAGTCCCAAATTTAAGTATGGTAAAACATTACCTAAGCAGGGCTTTGATGACCATAAGAAAGAGGGTCCAAAAACAATGGGTACAGGTAAAGCTAAATTCGAATTCAAAGAAGGTGAAATGGAAGAGAACTATGGTTCTAAGAAACACGAATACAAACGTAAGAAAGTAGACGGTGTTGAAAAGAAAGCTGGTGACGAAAAAGGACACTACAAGGATTACGAAAAGAAGGAAGCTAAAGAAGCTGCACGTACTTACGGTTTCGGATCGAAAGAAGGTAGAGGTTTAAGAAAAGGTATCACTAACAATAGAAATTATGTTTATGGTGATAATGGTGTAAAAGTAGAATCTGTCGAAGCAGAATTAAAAGTGTTGAGAGAGAAGAATGAAGAGTACAGAAAAGCGTTGAATGTTTTCAGAGAAAAACTTAACGAAGTTGCTGTATTCAACTCAAACTTGGCATATGCAACGAGATTGTTCACAGAGCACTCCACTACCAAAAAAGAAAAAATAAACATTTTGAGAAGATTTGATTCAGTTGAAAACTTGAAGGAGTCAAAGAATCTCTATAAGACTATCAAAGAGGAATTGGACACTACCGATTCTAAGAGCATTAATGAAAGCGTTCAAAGATCGGTAAATAATTCTGTTTCTTCAGGATCTGCACAAAACCTCATTGAGTCTAAGACATACGAAAATCCACAGTTCTTAAGAATTAAGGATTTGATGTCAAAATTATAAAATAAAAATTCTCTAAAACAAAAATTAAAATGGGAGCATTATTAGAAAGTGGTCTTGTTGGTAACATCGGTCTTAAGCACCTTAAAGTTATCAAAGAAGATACAATCAACAAATGGGACAAATTAGGATTCCTCGAGGGTCTTAATGGACACCTTAAAGAAAACGTAGCTCAGTTGTACGAAAACCAAGCTTCATACCTCATAAACGAAGCTTCAACAACGGCTGACTCAGGTTCATTCGAAACTGTAGTTTTCCCAATCGTTAGAAGAGTTTTCTCTAAACTTCTTGCTAACGATATCGTTTCAGTTCAGGCAATGAACTTACCTATCGGTAAGCTTTTCTACTTCGTACCTCTAATTCAGGATTACAGAGTAGACACTGCAACTAATAAACAACACTACGCACCTTACGGTGCACCTAATGCGGAAGCTGGTCAAACACCTAACAGTGGTTATGACGTAAACCAACAGAAAGACCTTTATGATAGATTCTACGAAGGTAACGAAGCTGCTTTGGATCCTCCAGGTCTTTTCGACTATTCAAGAGGTGAGTGGACCGCTATCACAGCACCAATCACATCTGTCTACACAGCAACTTGGGCTGGAACTAATTTAGCACCTGCGAACTATGCGTACAACTCAGCAACTACTAAAGTATTGTTGATTATGACAGGTTTTGCATCAGACGGTGCTGGTAAACTTATCGGTCCTGATGGTAACCCAATGGATACTGAAACTTTCTTGGCTGGTTTGACAATCAGAGGTGCTGCTGGTAACATATATACTTCAGCTAACACGTCAAACAACTATCTATTCAGAGTTGTTACTCAAAGATATGGTAAAGGTATCGTTCAATACGGTTCACAAGCGACAGCTCTTTACCCAAGTAGTTTAACTGACGGTGGTAGATACGATGACGTTTGTAACGCTCAAGGTCAAATCTATTTGGAAGTTGACCTTACAGTACCTGCAGAGGTAGGTGCAAACAGTATCGATGGATATGCTGGAACACCGTTCTCTTCGAACACTTCGGCAAACAATGCGTTTGTTTCTACTTACAGACTTTACAAAAACTTGGAGTTTGAAGATAAG